GGATAGGGCATACACGTACACAACATCCACCAACATCCTTAGTCCCACTGCTCACACCTAAGGTGTTGCGCTATAACTAGGTGAAGACCCCTCAAATTATTGTCGCGAGGGAAAACGACAGCATGCATCTCGGACCCTGTCTAACACACGGGCCACCTGGTGGCAGCATAAAGCTACCCCAGGAATTGGTACTAACACACACACTACACCAATTATTATAAATTTAACATCAACACGTCTAAAATAAACGCAAAGTGACAGAGGATGGCGATGATGTTATTCGCGCCTCTGATTGTCTGGCTAACATAGCAAGGAGATGATCTTCCCATGTGGTCAGGAGCAGACCCTTCTGCACACCCAACTCACGCAACTGTGAAGTAAATACGTCAAACTCTCTCTGTCCATGGTGTGCCATAAATGCTCGTGTTCTTCTGATTCGTTCTTGAAAATCCTGATCGTCATCTAACACGTTTTTCTTCACCCATTGCAATTCCTTCACAATGTCCTGCTTTGGCATTGGAGCCCAAACGACTCCCCTATTCTCAACAAACCCACTCTTTAGAAACTGCAACTCTCTCACTTGCTGAAAAGATCCTACCTCTCCCTTGGCTGCTGAGGTCACCTTGTACCCTAATCGGGTCAAGACTTCCCCAACCAATCTCGGGGTGCACCACTGTGCAACCTCTTTACTCTCAGAGATAATAGCATCATCGCCATACACTAGGATTCGAAAATCCGTATGTATAACACTAGCATCCAACTTCAGACCAGCTGACAGCTGGAGAGCTAGAACAGCACAGTGAATAACATAAATGTTGGTAACCGAATTAAAGACATCGGTCATAGCATTGCCTGACTTGTTTCCTTGACTTGTTTGTAACATCCATTCACGCATGACAACATACGCAGATCGTAATCCTTCTATTAAAGCATGCCTCGCATTCTTCGCTCGAGCTCTCTCCTTCGGATCTTCTATTCCTTCGTAGAATTTATCTGTAATTACCTTGAAGAATTCAAACGCTTGTTGACACACACTTCCATCATAGCCTGAGTAATCCACATCAAATGCATATTCTCCATCTCCAACTTCCAGCAAACCCTCGTAGTATGCCTTCCACACTGTTTCTTTGTCTTGTCCAATTCCATGACTCCACTCAAAACCTGCTCTCGCTTTATACCAATCAAGAAAATTTCCAAAATACTTGCGTAACATTATTGTGTAGTCTATACCCGGCTGCTCGAAAATCCGCGTTTTCCCAAGTTCTACCTTTTCACGCGGACGCAACTCATCCTTTAGTGTCGCAATCCATGGCGAAAACGGAACAAACCGCATTTCTATCATACTCTCAAAGGTTTCAAGCCTCTGCACGAATGTTTGCCCATACAAAGGATGAACGACATTTGACGCAGCATCAGACAACACATACCGTGGTTCTTGTTCACTCCCAACGTTCTTAAAGAGAGCTCTTTTCCCAGTCTCCTTAAATGGGGTTGCCCATACTCCCATTCCTGTGCTCCATTGGAGAGGTCTCATTCCATCTGGATCTGTTACACCATTGATCGCTTCATCCAAAACATACACTCGTGCTTTCCTCTTTTCTACTAACCCACACCAATAATTGCACACTGTAACATGCACATTGTTTGGTATTGGCATCATTTGCTTAGGTATATATTTCGATATACCCACTTTCCATGGAGATACTTCGCCAAACTTTCTCAAAGCAGCAGGCATCATAGTGTCGGGCCAGTCAGGATGATTAAAAGACACTCCATTCCTTTTCATTCGAACAATTTGTGATACTGGATTCTGGTGCGATTGAATAACACAATTATTAATTCGCACATCCTTAACCATAGGAACTGGCACTCTATCTTCAACTTCAAGAGGATTGAATTCACACTGAATACTAACGATCTCATGTGTCATACAACTAGCAAATCCTTCCATGCCATCATCTTTAAATTCCATCGCATCAAGATCCTCCTTATACACTGGCACTAAACCTACAATTCCAGACTGCTCAGCGTTAGCATAAGCCGCACAATGGAAGCCCAATATCGGCCTATGTGTTTTCTGAACGTATGGTCTTCCACAATCTCCTGAGTTAGTTGAGAATCTAAACCCTCGCGTAACTCTAATCTTTCGCACCTGATTTTCTTTCGTTTCATAGTACACATTGTGCCACTTTCCTATATCCACACTTCCATCAATATCGTAGTCATAATTCAAAGCCAAGAGCGTGGCATCAACCATTTTAACAGCTTCTTCTCTCGAAATAAGAAAAGCCGTTATATCCCTGGCTTTACTAATGGTAAAAGCTCCTATGTGCACTACGACCAAATCTGAAAACTCTCGATCGTCTGGTACTTTCATAACGGTACATCCACTCAGTGAAATGGGACAATATTTCAATATACTTCCGTCAAAATCATGCTCTGATATTTCTGCAATATGCTTTCCAAGCTTACAATTCTCAATAAAATGATTGTTCGTAACAATCAATTTGTTCGTTAAGCACGTCACAGTCGTAGAATTAACGACATTTCCTTCAGCGTCTCTGATTCTCATTTTCCGTAAATTCTTTCGAATCTTTTCATGCCTTTCATCAACTGAGCTATCTTGCAACAGCACGTGATTCATTCCTTGCCCCGTTATTGGTTTGGGGCGAATTTTCCAATTAGAGCTGGAATAGCCACTCTGCGTCTCTGCAACAGCTGATGTCATCATACTCACAATCTTCTTTAGTCCCATCGCAACAGCTGCCACAGCAACGCCCACTCCGGCGACTCTCAACATACTGGACCACCACCTTTGTAATCCAGGATATGCAGGCTGCACATCACCCACGCAATCACACAACCATTTCAATAACTGATCACGACTTGTTGCCAGTTCCTTACCGGTGCACTCCTGACTTGGTGTTACTCCACGCTGTTCAAGAGCTCTTTTAACTTCCGCAGCATATCTAGCAAACTCTTTCTTATCAGTGCTCTTGACCATTTTGAGATCACTATGCAAAGACAGAATGTCATCATGTCTTCCAAACTCTACCGCTTCCATATAGGTCGGCAACTCTTCTTCGGCAGCCAATAAAGGTTCATCACTTTGCAAAATAACCTCACAAGGCTCTCTTGCCAGAGAGAAAACTTCTTCATCGTCGCTCTGCACCACAATCCTCTTCATGAGATTTTCTGCATGATCATAAGAAACTTCACGGTCAAGCCACTCTCTCCGTAGAGAGCGTACAAAATCTCCAAATGGAACAGGAGCTGCACCCAAATCAACTTGTCCAGTAATTATATCAAGCCTCTTAAACACCAAATATGAATCCACAAACGCCGCTATAGCGTTAAACTTCGTATCAGCCGTACTTCTATCAAGAACCTCTGTTAAACCTCTGTGAAACTCCAAATAATCAAACGGCATTGGTTCTAATCCTCCATCGGCTCCTTGGCGCTGCCTACGTAACACCACCTGGAATGATCTTCCCGCAAATCGCCTAACAAAAGCTTGCGGGTTATTCACTTTCGCTGAATGTACTTCTACGGAAGGCATATTACTCAATAACATCAACAATCTTGATCGGAAGGTTTTCCCTTTTCGCTCCATAAAAGCCGACTGTATTGGTTCTGAGTATTGAGATATTAACTTCAAAACCATAGCAGCTTCTCCAGACTCTCTGTTGCTACCAAACTCATCTATGATGGCAAATGGTTGTCCATCATAATTATCGTTTCTACCCATGCTGTCCATCGTCATGTTAACTGTAAAGTTATCATAGTCTTCAACTGGCAGTCCCAGCAAGTTCATAAGAATAGCTGGCAACACCTTACACAATACAGTTGATTTTCCAACACCAGGAGTAGAGTAGATATAAACTCCAATAGGCTCCGGTATGGAACTCAAAGTGTCTTTCTGTCTCTTCAGCTCCAACACAGCATCATCAAACTTCTTGCAGTAATGAGAATACGTTGGTGGTAGTCTTTCTCGTTCCATAGACATCGTTAACACATCAACTTCTACCTTCATAGATCTCAGCCCATCTACATTTGCGAAGGTCACTCCAGAGGCTACTTCCTTAACAAAAGCAGCTGCTTTTTCTGAAACATACACATAGAGAACCTTGTCTCCTTGCACTATGTAATTGAGAACAGCCTCTATTGCTCCCATCACCATATTCATGCCATCTTTTCCTTCTACCATCACTTCAACATATTTTCGCAAATTACGAGTAGAATAACCTGATATGGCAGACAAAGCCACCTTTGCGTATTTGGCATACGCTTTAATCCAACCTGGGTAGTCACAATCGCCAGACTGTGTGACGACCATGTCTCGTGGCTTAGAGAGTTGGGGCGCCACGTAACCCATTAATAATTTTCCAAGTTGGATCAAGCCTATTCCTTGCATAAGCTCATTTCCTTTCGTAATCAACAACATTCCGGAGACAAACATAAGTGAATCATCCATCAATTTGTTAATGAACTGTAAGGCGTTGCTAATGACGACAGGATCAGTCAGAGTTTTCAATCCCTGATCTATAGATGCCGCCATGTCACCGATTGTTCTCAGTCCATCAACCGCAGCTCGTGTATCCTTGAACATATCTTGCACTTTGCTAACACACGAGCTAATCCCAAAAACCTGCATCTCCACACGGTCATCGGGTAATCTTCCACCATCATCACTCTGTACATGCACAAAATCGCCATCGACTTCTGGAAGCACACGCTGTGTGATACTTAGTTTCTCTAAACGAGTAGCAAGTGTGTGCAGGGCAGTAGGACCCATCTCACCATACATTTGGATCTCTACTACAAGAACGCCCAGAGAGTTAATATTCGCTTCTGCTGCTGTAACGGTCTTATCTGCCATTCTAATCAGTGCATACCGTTGGAAAGCTGGAATTTGTGCATTTACAATATCTCCAGCAACCACCGTGATATTCGTTGGTTCCAACCGAGCTTCTATTATGATCAAAAACCAACTAACCTTAGAGCTTGGAAAGGTCAAATCCCATTTGTTGGCCAACCCCTTAGTTTGCACCGACGTCGACATCAACTGATCAAACACCTTCCACGGAAGATTTGGTACTGGTTCAGTGCCAGTAAACTTATATGTCCATCCAGTTGGCGCCACCGCGCTAGTAAATCTTGGAATCAAGCCACCAGCGGCAACCGTATCTCGTATAGCATAACGCATCATTGCGCGTGGCAAAAACAACTGGAAATCGTCTCCCACAGAATGGAATATTGATACATTAAATGCTGTATCTGCTCCAAGTGCGTACAACGTCACCATTGGCATACGATTAGCCAATTCGTTCGTAGTGTAGGGAGAAGTTGTAGAAACTCTCTTCCATCCACCACCGTCCTTCAAGCGTATTGTTCTCACCAATGGCGTTAACTTATACATAGGCACTTCAATAGTGAACTGAGCCTTACTAAGCGGGTCCAGAAACGTCATACCATTCATTGCAGGCATGTCAAGCACCTGGCGCTCCGTTTCCAAGTAATCAGATGGTTGCACAAACGGTACTCCTTCATATCCAACTGCCAGCTGTATATTGGTAGTAGCACCCAAGTCTGAAATAAACGTTAACTTATTGGAACCAGACCAATATGTATACGTATCAACCAGTGCTTGATGCGTTCGTCCTCCAAACGCAGGTATCTCTGCTACTGCGTACCATCCTTTTCGCGAGGACTTCCCTACAGGGATAGTGCCAAGAAAATCTGGACGGCGCAACAGGTCTTTCAAGTTCATGTGTCGCGTGTTTACATACCCACGCTTCGACAATCCAACTCCATGAGTCACAATTTGATCCTTGTACACTCCTACAAGTTTAGTTTGATTCTTCGCCTCGTCACTCGGACCTTCTTTGCTCTGCAATTTTACACATTTCACACCAATATATGGCGCTATAGGTTTGACGAATGCAGACACTGTTAAATCTGAATTGGTTTCTCCTGATCCTGTACGCAAAACATTCCACACACACAAAGATACAAATCCAAAATTCTTTATTCCAGCTGTACCCATCATTCGACAATAATATGAATACGGAACTTTCAACACACACTCTGTCTCTCCTTGCAAATCAATGAAAGCATGATTGTACTGTGTTCTACACTGTTCTGACTCCAACTCCAGAGTTGCAGTATCAAGATCTGGTGTAAAGAAAGCAATCAATTTACCAGCATGAAATTTTGACGGATTAACTTTAAACCTCACCTCAAAGTCCATATGTTGATACGCATGATAATTCCTCAAGCCCGTAATAGCCAACTCATCCTGCCAAATAATCTCAGGCATCTTAAGAGTTGTCAATCTAAAGCCATTTGTCATCGACGTGCGCCAAGCTATATCACTTCGCACTAAGTAGTCTCGAGCTGCCACGTTCTTTGTATGAGCTGTGGCCACGTTGGCACAAATTTCCTCTGCTTCAACAGAAGGACGCACCCTCAGCTGATCTATCATCATGACACGCGAATCAGTTATACTCGTTGATTCGAGACTACTATTCTCTGCCACAGGTGTTACCTTAGCAGGTTGTGCTGGCGCAGTATCTTCTCCCCACAATGGTTCAGTACGAATCTTATCCATCCACTCATCTGAACTACTCTGTAGTATTCCAAAATCATAAAATAGCGTTGACGCTGCATCATACGGATCCATAAACTCAAAGTCATCACCAGCCGATAAATATACATTCACATCAACAACCGCTGCGACGGTCGAAGGAGCAATCAGCTTGTTTTGAATATATAGATAGCAGGTTCCACTAATGGTATCTGTTGGTCCGCTCAAACCATCTTCTAAAGGAACCTTGTTTGTGTTTCGATAATCCGTTTCTGAAAGAAAAGTAAATCTCTGCGTAACTTTCCTAGTTGTACTCACATCCATAATTGTATACGGACACGTCCTTAACTTCTCTCTTGTCACGGTCACAGCCTTGTTGTCGTTCAAATTGGGAGCAAAAGCTACAAACAACTGTCCCTGATGCATTTGTGTTGAAATCACTTCAATAGTTACATCTATACTTCCTCGCCAATTTCGAAAAAATCGCGAGTAATAAGATAATGGAGTTGATTCAATCAACTTATCTCCTGCAGCAGCTGTTGTACTTGGTCCAATCGGAAATGAATCAAGCAATGTTCCTCCAGGCTGTGAGTTAGACCACGATAGTATGGAAACAGGCGTTGGTATTTTACACCTAGTTAACATGTCATCTATCCCATCACTTCCAGATACCAT